TTTAAGCGCTAATTTCTTTCTACGTATATCTCTATCGTCGTCAACATCTTCGTCGAATGAGAATGTATCTTCCATAAGGAAGTTAATTTCTTCTGCATCTAAATGAGGTTTTGTTTGCTTGTAATATTCGTGCAATAAACTAGTATCATCTAATTTTGAGTAATCCTGGTTAAGTTTAACATAGTCGCTTAAATCTCCACCAGTATCATCCATAAAGTCCATTAACTTTTTAATGTTCTCTGGTAGTGGTTCGCCAGTAGCTTGCGCTTCTGCTATAGCTTCTTCAACCTGCTCTTCAACCTCTTCAACTTCTTCTTCAGTAATTTCTTCTAATACTGTAGCTTCTTGTGTTTCAGTTTCCGCGTGTACTTCTTCTTGTTCTTGTGTGGGCTTGGCGTCTTCAGTGCTTGCAACCACTCCGCTGTTGTCAGCGTCACTTTCTTTAACTTCATCTTCTTTTTTTGGTATTGGGGGTTTACTTAAATCTACTTTCATAACGCTATCGTCTCCAGCAGATTCAAATTTACTTTCATCAACTTGTTCGGTTGTGTTTTGTGTAATCTCTTCGACTACTTTTTCATTTTCTTCTTCCATAATATAATATAATAATAATTAATAATCTTACCTAGGGTCAAAAACACCTAAATTAAACCCGCCACCTAGTATATCATTACCTGCGGACTCAAAGTTTTTAGGTGGTTTACCACTATTTCTTTGATCAATCAACTCACTTTGTTGGGTTGCTTGAATTTTTGTTCTTTCATCTTTGCGATCTTCTTTTTCTTTTTCACCAGTCTTTTTACCCTCAACCTCTATGCCTTTTAATTGCATGTTCATTTGAAACTCAAGTTGCATTAATTCTTTTTTGTGAGCAACTTCTTGCTGCATTTTTTGAGATTCTAGTTGAAATTTAATTTGCTCTAGTTCCGCTTGACTAGCTGTAAGCGCTTGGTTTTTTTGAACCTCACCTTGAGCGGCGGCTTGAGCTGCTTGTTGATTCATCTGACTTTGCATTTGCATGTTACGCTCTTGAAGTGCTTGGTCTTTGTCTAACTTACGTTTTCTACGCACCTTTAAAAGTTGGTTAGCTAGTTTAATGTTTTTTATCTCCCTAACATCAATAGCATCAGCAAGCTCAATTATTTGCTGTTGCAAAGCCATTTGTATATTGTTTTCTAACATCATTCTTTCTTCTTCGTCTGGTTGAAGATCAATAAAGATACCAAAGTCATATAGATGTAGTTGCTTTAACTCTTCTAACACAGCCGCATTATGAACCCCTATAGCCTGTATAAAAGCGTCTTTCGTTGGAGAGTATTCTATTATATCAGAAACTCTTAGTGACAAGCACTCACAAACCTCTGCTGTTAAAAATAAACCAGACTGCAATATGTGTCTAGTAGCAGTGTTAGAGTTTGCTGCGGCCATTTTTTGAACACCTACTAAAGCATTTTTATCCGGAGTGCTGCCATCCCTAGCTTCGTTAAGCCCGGTGACATCTCTTATCATTTGTAGATAATAATTATATGTGCCAATTAAAGCTTGCATTTTATTTCCACCAGATCCAGACGTAATTTCTTGAATAGGAACTTTACCAGGATTGATATCACCTTCACTTGTAAAGCTTCTACCAATAACAGATCCTGTTTGAAAAAACATATTTAAAGCTTCTTGTGGGTTATAGTTTGTCCCGTTACCCAAGTCAATCTCAGCTAATCCATCGGCGTCTAAGTAAACGCCATCTGGAACCATTCTAGATAGCACTTGTTGAAGTTTTAAGTGGGTTAACTGAATCATATCAGCAAACCCAGTTATTCTTTTTACTAAAGAATCAATTTTACCATTGTACATTCTAGGAGCAACAACTGCATAATTCATTTTAACTTTAGTGTAATCACTCTTAGGCCTCATCATGTTCTTAGCCATTTCCCACTTAAGTAGCTTGTCAGTGCCAAGAATCATAGCACCTTCATATAAGCACTCTATAGATCTTAACATTCTACCATATCCACCTTCTTTATCTCCCGGTGGGTTATATTGATCATCTCTAGGTATAATTTTATCCGCACCAGTAGCTGTTTCTTTAACCTTATAAACTTCATTCATATAAGTTTTATAATTAAAATAAACAACTTGAATAGTATTGTTGTCTTCTTTATCGTAAGCGGCGGATGAGTTGTAGTTAGATCTATTATTAGACTTGTTTTTCATTATGTCTTCTAGATCTTCTTCCGCTAGATGAGGAAATTGTTTTGCCAACTCGTTTACCGGTATGGTTTTAACCTCACCAACGTAGTATATATCCTCAAAATAAGGTGAATCCGTATAAGAGTATACAAGGTTAGCCGGATCCACGTAGTCTATAGTAACGCCCTCTGATGTATTGAAATTTGTTTTAACAGCCCCAATACCCAACACTGTTAAATCGTGATAAAATCTTTTTTTAATCAATTCATATCTATTACCCTCCAGCAAAGTGTTAATGGCTTGTTCTTCTGCTATTTCTATAGACTGCTTATAAGTGAGTTGCATGTGAAGTTCTAATTCCTCTGTAGTTTCAGGAAGTTCTTCAATAGCGCTTTTTCTGACATCTAACTGAAGCTCTGATTTAACTGCTGCATTAAAATCTTTCAACCTCATGTCTTTTAATATATCCTCCATGTAGTTGGTTCTCTTGGATACGCCACGCGGATCTTGAGAATACGCCTTTACATCGTAAGTTCTCTCAGCAATACCATTCACCACGATATCCACAAATTTAGAAATTATTGGAACAGGCTTCCAATCTAAATTAAGATAGGACAAATCACCATTAATCGATAACTCATCCTTATATTTTTGAATAGACTGTTCGCCTCGAGCGTACAATCTTAAATTATGAAAATCATTGTAGTTAGATTTGTATCTATTAGAACCTCTTTGATCGTTAAACCACTCTTGCTCTATAGCTTTACCTACCTTTAACCCATACTCATAGCTTAACTTTTCAGCATCGCTGACCGTTTGACTTGGGAAATAACTTTTAATGCCAGACTCTGCCATATTTATTACTTGATTATTTGTGAATTATTTCCAGTGTTTGTGTATCTGGAAACCGTTATGTTTAATTTTGGTTTTTCAACCTTTGCGTTTGGCGCGTACAAGTGCCTATTATTAGCCATGATAGCTAAACCAGAACTTATTGATGCATCGTGTTTTGTTCTTTTATTTATATCAAACTTAGCCCAATCATTTAACAGCTCGGTAAAATAACAATCACCAAGCGTTCCATCTTCTTTTATACCAACGTGGTTTTGAATATACATTTCAATTGCCGCCGCATGTGCTTGTTTTATATCCTCGCTTGAATTAGGTATTCCACCAACTTCTTTTTCTGCTACAGATAATTTGTTCCATGTCTTGTCAGGTCGATTCATACTAAACCCTCTATATCCTCTTCTTCTTAAATAGTAAAGAAGACGAGGTTTATTGTTCTCTGCTAATATTGGCATTCCGTAAAAAACTAAAGCCATTAGAACATCTTCAAAAAACATTTCAGCTGTCGGAGGTCTAGATAAGTATTCTAAAAAGAAACTGTTAGCTGGGGCGTCTTCCATTGAAAATCTAGTTAAGCCGTGCAAAGCCCCTTTTGATCCAACTCCATCCACTGTTCCTGATATGTCGTAGCTATCACAACCAAAAGCCCCTATATGTTCATTTCCCGGGTATCTAACACCGTTTTTAAGTACAACATTATTTTGTATTTGCTGAGGTGGAACCCAACTTACTTTGAACCTACCTTTTTTATCTGGATAAAATATTACTTGAGAATCCTTAATTCCATTAACCCACTGAAAATTACCTCGAGTAACACCTAGTGTTCTAGACATCTCCTCGTTATAATCTATTTGCTCATACAACTTAACAAGATTAAATATACTTCCTTTTGTCTCATCTCTAAAAGCATGTTCTGTTGTTCTTGGAAACTGGCGGTAAAATTCATTCAATCCATCTGAATCATCTTTTAAACCATCTACTTCATTTTGCCAATTATCTATTACGCCTACATCTATTAATTCACCGCTTGG